CAACTCTTTTTCAAACGTTGTTTTCTTTAACGCTGTATAGCCGTTTTCTTTGCACCATTCTTTGTACAGCCACCACAAGAAACGTGTTGGCAGTGCTATAGATTCAAAATTATCAAACCATTCTTCAACAAAAGCGAGGACGGTATTGTTATCTTTCTTGAACACTTTCATTTGTTCTTCGGTCGCTTTTGGCTCGCTGAATCTATCAAAATCAAGATTAATAGCTTTCCAAAGAACGTATTCAAGTACTTCTGGACGTTTAATGTAATCATCTTTAATCGACCAGTTGTCGTCTTTAGCACTAAACGTCTTTAAAAACGGGATGATAATAATACGTCTATACGTACCGTTTGATTTATTTTTGAAAGACGGCATACCATTAGTAGACTGAATAACTGTTTTTTTAAACACAGCCATGTAAGGATTTTCACCTTTCTTTTCAACCGAAACTGGTTCACCAGTCACCACACTATTGAAATTTGACGATTCATCAACATAAATACCTGCTTGGACATCGTCACCGATGATCACTGTTTTACCTTCGATAATCGCTAAACCAAACCGCTCTGCAAACTGGTTCAGTTTTAGAGGTGCGACATTGTTATTGCCAATTAAATTGGTAATCAACTGTTGATACGTTCCTTTACCGTCATTACCGTTGCCGACCAGCCAAATAGATTTTCGATAACTGTAATTGCCGTTTAATGATGCTGAAATCACTTGCCACAGCAGCTTTACAAGGTCTTCATCACCACTCATTAAATCCAAGAGCCACGACTCCACGTCCCAACCGTCAATAGCAGGAAGTGGAGCGTCTGGAACTATCTTAGTTTCAATGGTGCTGAAATTAATAAATTTATAATCGAATGGTAGCAATTTGCGTTTTTGTCTGTCGTAAATGCCATTTTTAACAAGAATGAACCGCCTGACATCTCTGTATTCTGGTTCAAAGTCGCAGTACATAGACTGATATTCATACTCACGGTCAATACTTGCTAACATGAATAGAACGTTACGACATTTAGTTTCGTTGAACGTTGGCTGTAAGAGATGAATAATTTTGTAAGCGAATTTAGGGTCTTTATGGTAGTAACCCTTATCGGGGTCGTAGATAGCTACTCGACCATTTGGCAACGTAACGACGTGACAAAGTTTATCAATTCCTTGCGCAACTGCTAGCTCGCTTAGGCTCTTGATTTTCCATTTATCCTTGTCGGTTTCTGGAGCGTTGGCATTTTCCAACCACTCGTTTCGATAAGCAACACATTTATTTTTTAATGCTTTCCAATTTGTTGGTTTACTCGGTTTAAAACCGTTGCTATCAACTTCTTTAAATTTCTCGCGGTAGTAGTCAAAATCAATCACCACGCCTTCTCAACTCCTTATCTAACATGCTTTTAAACGTCCGTTCAAATTCATTTTCTGGCAGCGGTTCTGTCGTGTTGTTATTAGCCATTTTAGCTAATTCATAAGTAGCTTGTATGTCAATATTCCTTAATAGCAAACCGCCGACAAATTCAGCAAGTGCATTATTACGTCCGCCATTGTCGCCAAAACCAAAAACAATTTGTTCGAACAATTTAGCTGTTTTGTTACTTCCTTGATAGCCATTATCCGCAAAACTCGAAAAGTCATACGACGGCATATCAGGTTTTAAATCTTTCAAAACTTTCACTAACTCGTAAGGAGCTTCAGCCATTTCACCGTTTTCTGGCGAGTGAACCATATCCCATTTATATTGCCCGTTAGAGGTGCTCGACGGAGCGACTAACACATAATTGTTAACGTGCGCTTTTAAATCCACACCGTCAATGAAACCAATATTTTGAGAAATACTAATGTCATCACGTTTTTTTAAGAATATGTGACGTCCACCGCTCGGCGTGGTTGCTTGCAAGGTTTTTGGTATCAACCTTGCGTGCTCCCAATGCCTTAAGTTATCTAAACCATCGATTTCGCCATGCATATCAATGTCGATGACGAAAAATGTATCGGTACGAATTGCAATATTCGCTTCGGGATAATCTCGCCACCAACGCCTAATTGTATTCTCGTCAGCTGGTGGCTTATCCGCAAAACTAACAAGCGGTTTCTTGCTATCTGGTGAGATAGGAATGACTGAAAATCCATTACGCTGATAGTGAAGTGCATAATCCACCATTTGCATAATTAGAACGGAAGGTCTGGTTCGTTGATTTCTGGCACTTGCATACCTGAAAGTTCTGATTTTTCAATTGCTTTAACATTTAAGTTTTTGTATGTTTTGCCATTGTATTCAGATGTTTCGTTCTTGACAGTCACTTTAAGTGGTTTGCCGACAAGCATATTCAAGTAATCGTCAAGACTATTAAATTTAGTTCCATCTGGAATGCCTGCTTGTTTTGCTAAATTTTGAACCATTCCAGCAGGGTATTTGTTAGTTTGTTTGTTGATCCAAATTTTGTGGAAAATGATATTGTTTTGGAATTCCTGCTGAAAATCTTTTCGGATACGAAGTTGGATGTCTAAGAAGTCTGTTCCACCTTTGCTTGCGTTTTGAACTGCTTTGTCAATCAAAACCTCGTATGTTCCGTCTGTTACTTTTGCAAATTCTTGTGCTTGTGAATAATCAATTTCAAATACTGACATGTTTTTTTACCTCAAAATTCCTATTTTTTTAGCCATGTACCAGACCCAGCCGTTCTTATAGCCGTGCTGGTCTCGGTATTCCTTAAGTTCATCCATATTTCGACACATATCTGGCGAAACATAAGTCTGAACACGTTTTTTTATTTTATGCTGTTTTAATTCATTAATTTCAGCGAGTTCAGCTTCTCGCATAATTTCTATTTCTTTTTTGGTTGGGGGAGTTTCGTGTCCACATTCGGGGCACGTACGAGTGATCGACCAGTATGTTGCAAAACACTTTTCACATACTCGAACAGTTGGCTCGCCAATTTTTGCGGTTTGCTTTTTCTTAACCACACCTTGCAACGACCATTCACGGTCTTGGTTAGGCAAGCCAAAGCGTTCAACGTTTCCGACGTGGTCGATAATGATTGCTGTTTTGCCCTCGCGAGGATTTAACGCTCGCATAGCAAATTGCAAGTAAAGCGATAATGATTGTGTCGGTCTTAACATGATGCAAACATCAACGTTCGGTAAGTCAATGCCTTCGGTGAATAATTCACAATTCACCATGATTTTTAAATCACCATTTCTAAACGCTCGCATTGCCGTCTCACGTTCTTCTTTTGGCGTTTTACCGCTTACTGCTATAGAATTATAACCAGCATCATTAAATGCCTTAGAAACATTTTCAGAAGCTTCTACACTATGTGTGTAAACAATAGCTTGTTTTCCTTTGGCGAACTTCTCATAATGTTTGATAACATCACCATAAATCACTGTTTTCATGGTTTCGTCTACTGACTGCTTTGTAAATTCTCCGGCTCGTTTTTTTAAGGATGATTCATTAATCATAAGCGGTGCATAATACTTAAACGGTGCAATTCGTCCGTGTTCTTGTAACCACTTGACAGATTTTCCCAAAATAATATCTTCGGCAATGTCATCAAAACCCGAACCGTCTAAGCGAACTGGCGTACCAGTAAACAGCAACTTATAAGCATTTGGAAAGTAATCAATAATTTTCTTGTAACTACTTGCTTTGCTGTGATGAGCTTCGTCAATCAATATGATTGTCGGATTGTCGAGCTTATCTAACTTCCTGACTAACGATTGAACACCGCCAATGGTTACTAAATCCATGTTGACATTATTGTTTTCGAACGTCTTATAAACCTGCTCATTGATTTCTTTTCGGTGGCTAAAGAACAGTACTTTATTTCCTTTATCTGTAGCACCTTTTGCAATGTGCGCCATTACTACTGTTTTTCCAGAGCGTGGCGGGCTTTGAACGATAATCGAGTGGTTACCCGCAAGCATTGATTGTTTGATACCGTTGACGAGTTCTTCTTGATAATCTCTAAGTTTCAAACTCAAACACTTCCTCAATAGAGCAGACCGTACGTTTGTCTAAACGGTTTTTAGCGTACGTGCCTTCAGAACCCTCTAAAACGACCCCACGACCGCCCGTTTTCTCATTGACAATGATTCGTCCGACAACGTCTGTAAGTCCTAATAGCTGACTTAAAACACTATTCCTGATTTGTGGAACATATTGCGTGATAATTTGCCCTGTTTCCAAATTTAAATCGTGCGTATCTTCCCAAGCAGTTACATAGATGTTAACTGGTTTGCTGTAAATTGATGTTAACACTCGCAAGAAATAGTTCGTCCATTGCGAATAATGTTGCAATTCGTTGCTAATACCATTTTTTGACTTTCGTCCTTGTTCAATGAACCAGTCTGATTGAAAGCTTGAAATATTATCGATGACTAAATTGTCATATTCTGAAAGAATTTCATCTACTTCTTTCAGAAAGTTAGTCATACACTCCGTCGGATGTTCTCTATCAAATTCTACGACATCAATGTTTTCACTACCCGCCAAAACACGTTGCGAGTTATCGAGCGATAATACTATTGTCTTACCTTTCAACTGTTTAATTAATGTCGTCTTACCAAGACCAGGTTTTCCATAAATCAGAATACGCCAGTTTCTGGTAAGTTCGATATTGCTTGCGTTAGTAAGTTTCATTTCCCATATTCCTCCTCCACCAGCTCTGTTAGCACCGTTTCAAAATCACTAAAGTTTTTAACTTGCCTTTGTCTTTCGGCGAATAGTGCTTCAAGCGGTAGTTCTTTAATTTTAGGTTGCCAACGCTCAATAATCTCTTGCATAGCTTCGTTGACTTCTTTTTCGATTTCCTTTGTAAATTCACCATTTTTAATTTGCATGGTTTCGTTACTGACACCACCGTATTTTTCAAAATAATCTGGTGCTAAAATCAATTCTTTGCGTTTATTGACATATACTCTCAATCGTACGCCCTCACTTTCCATAGTTGATAAATCTGTTCACTTTCGCAGCATGGACATTCAAGCGGTGGGTAACTATCAATAATTTCCCAACGCTCGCCACAATCCAAGCAACGGTATTCGTATGTGTACATTATCGATTCACCTCATTTAGTAGCTTATTAATTTCTTTAGCGTTTAAACGAATTTGGTCGCTAGCGGTTTCTCTACGATTAGCTTCTAGCAACTGTTCGACTAGTTCTCTCCGAATCTCATTTTTCCATTCAATCAAACTGCTACGTTCCTCTTCTTCGTAAAAGAAACTGCTATAATCAATACCATTTTCCGTTCTAATACAACGTCCTGCTTTGACATCTTTTGAAATGTAAGCTCGAATCTTTTCTTTTGCAATTCCTGTTGCTTCAGCAACTTCTTCTGCGGAAGCTAACGGATTGTCTCTATAATATTTTCTGATTTCATCTGCTTTAGTCATTATCATTCTCCCTAAATCGCATCGTCTGGCAAACCGTGAGTGCGATTGTATGCAATGGCACTTGCTTCCCAACCAGAATGATTTGGCTTAACCACTTCTTCTTTTTTACGTGCTCGTTTGCCGAATAATGTCAATGTGATGATTTCAGCGAACGCTAAAACTGCGACTGCGATAATTAAATATGTCATGTTAAATCCTTTCTCTTTTAAGCCTTGTCCAGAAGCTTTTAAATTTGATTTTCAAGCCATTTCTTAATAGCTCGCTTAGACCAACGTTTTGCTGGCAATTCTTTTGGGAAACCGTCAGAATAGCGGTATTTCTGAAACGTGCTGTAATCAATACCTAAAAACTTGCATGTTTCTGTAGCATTCATCAGCTCGTTAAAACCGTCATCCCGTTCGATTTCCAAAAGCTTGTTAAGTGTTTCCTTGATTATGCCTTTCAGCCAATCAGAAAATTGTTGCATTACACTATCCATAATCACTCCTTTTTGGTATAATGTAAGTAAGTTTTTTTTGGTAAGCGCATTGTTTCGGCAATGTGCTTTTTTGTTTCCAGCTAGGCTGGTATAGCCCTAGCAGACTATCTAATGGAGTTCGTTTCATCATGTCAATTATCTATATTTCGGAGGCGTCTGCTAGAACCGTAGCAACCTAGCTGGAAATGTGGTTAGAACAATTCCACTTGTTCAATCAATGGGTAAATGTCATTATCTTTTAACTTTTCATAAATAAATCGTCGTCCAAGCTGTGTCCAAACAGTTGTAATTTTACTGTGAACTTTATTGTCTTTACCGACATAATCAAATGTTCGACTGGCAATATAGCCTTTACCTTGATATTTCGTGTAAAGAATCCATTGACCGTTAACTTTACGTTGAATACCGACTTGTTTCAAAATTTGGTTGAACTTATTAGCACTCATACCATAATCTTGCGCTATCTGCGTAGTTGTCAGCATATCTTTGGTTTGCAAAATTAAATCAAGGTAATCGGTTTGTTTTCTAGCTTCTTCAAGCTCTAATTGTAAGACCTCGTTTTTATGTTCAAGACTGATAATTTTTCAATCAGCAATTTTAAGAGCTCGTGCCATGATTTTCTCTGGACTATTGAAGTCCTTTTCGATTTGAATGAAGTATTGACGAACCTCTTTTCCTTTGTCGGTTTTAGATACCATTGCTAAATTTTTAGCAGCATCTAAAGATAGTACATAATCTTGCAATTTTCTATTTGCGCCATTATTTACAACCGTAGTTCCAACTACACTTGTAAAATCATAACCTTCTTCCAGAATTTTAAAATTTTGTTCTACCCATTGACTAAAGCGAGTTTTTACCTCTAAGCTCTTATGTAGTTGTCTTGCACTAACTACTGGTTCTTGGTTTTCATTTAAAGTTACATTGATTAAATTATTCATGTATTATCCTTTCTGAATTCGTCTAAACTGACATCTAAAACGTCAGCGATTTTGACAACATCGTCAAATTTTAAAGATTTTTTTCGTC